ATGAGCGACACATTCACCGCCGAAGACATGCCCATCCTTGAACTCGATTTGAGCAGTACCAAACGCTTCGAGGCCTCCCGGTTTCTGAACAGTCCCGAAACCATCGCGGCTTTCCTGGCAGAGGCAATGAAGGCTAACGATGCGCAAACCCTGATGCATGCCTTGGGGGAAGTGGCAAAAGCCAAGGGCGTGAATCAGTTTGCGCAAGACGCAGGCGTGAATCGTGAGTCGCTTTACAAAACGTTGAAGGGCGGCGATAAAACCCGTTTCACTACTATTCAGAAGCTCATGCTTGCCTTGGGTGTAGAGCTCACGGTCAGACCGCTCAAGAAACTCCCCGCTTCCTCATAGGCTCGCCCCGCGCAATTGGGGCTGCTGACTTCAACCACTTTAGCGACGCACAACGAAAAAGCCCCTGAAGCTTTCGCTTTCAGGGGCTTGATCTTGTATGGCGGAGAGATAGGGATTTGAACCCTAGGTACTGTTGCCAGTACAACGGATTTCGAATCCGTTTTCAGCCTCATATTTTTTTGAGCTTTTTTCATAAAACTCAATTAAATCAGCTACTTCGATGCATCATGACGCAACAGCATTCCACACCATTGGGGGGATAAATTCCCCCAAAATTCCCCCAAGATTATTGATAGCATTTTGATTGCAGGTAAAACACCTGCCTTCAATAAACCTCAATCGTCAAGGAGGCTGCCATGCCACCACCATTTGTCTTCCCTTCACCGGACAATATGTCCATCAACGATCCGCACCTCTTCGTACCCCGCATCAAGGTGCTCGGCCTGTTCAACCAGGCAAAGGGTACACAGCGAGTTCGGATGTCTTCGGAAATCGAAACTTGGTTTGACCAGACCGCTCGCAGTCTGAACTGGATTGACGTCCGCTTCTCGAGCGATGGGTGCACCCTGACCTGCAGCCTGATCCATGAGCGAGAAGCCCGCTCTCAGCGTGATACTGGCAATGTCGTCTCGCTTGAGCAACAGGCCCGGCGTTTCGGCAGATAATCCGCTATCTGCACGCGCCTGCGGCGGAGGCTAATTGAGTTTCGTAGCTCATCCGCTGCCGGCGCTCTGTCAGCAGCGCCCGCCCCCTCACTGTCAGCCAGTGGGTCTTGCACAGGCCGCCGGCTTAGTGAAGAGGCGGCAGCTCGTTGCCGCGCGTCGTGGCAACCATCCGAAGCCGGTAATCGGAAACCACCTCGAACAATGACTCGGCCAGCAGGCGCAGGCGTTCGATCTCTTCTGCCGACGCGCCGCGATCTTGGGCCTATTGATACTCGCGCATAGCGTCGACAGCCTGCTGAATCAGTGGCTCGCCAGCGTCGACCATCCCGATGAAGGCGCGCCTATCCACGATACCGCTCCGATAACTTATGCTGTGCAGGATAGAGCGCTACACAGGCACATTTAAGCCCCGTAACCTTTCCGAGCCCGCAACCAGTAATACCCATCACGATAACTCTCAATGAGGTGACTCGGCATGCTCGCCACAGAGCAAGCGATAATCGATTAGAGCGCGATGCAGGGAGTCTGCGAGCACTCGTAGCCGCTGGATTTCCTCTCGCGGAGCCCCGCCCATTTCAGCATCTCGATGAGCCTTGATTGCTTCAAGCGCCATACGCAGCTCGGACACGCTCCCGGCGCGTTCCTTATTAAAATCTGGCTCCAAAGCTACCCTCCGCCCTTTCAGTTCACATCAAGTCGTATCACGGTTTCATCTGGCTAGTCACCATGAAATCGCCGTGCCCATCATTAAGCTCTTCGAGGCGCTGTATCGCCTCTTGTCGAAGAACCACAAGACGGTCCAGTCCCTCCCCATACTCAATGGCCGAAAGGTAGCTCTCAACCGCCTCTAAGCACCGTTCGATGCGCTGTATAGCGTCCTGTGCGCTGTTATGGCGCAACCTTCGGAGTAAGGTTCTCATAGAGAGTCTCACGTGAAACAGAGAAAATTTCATGCGCTTTCGGCCAATTTATTTTAGCGGCAAGTATCCAGGCCTGCCTCTAATTGCTTCTCATATCCGAGGCGTTGAGCTCTCTCGGCCAACAAAGCCCGCACCTTCACCTCCAGGCTGTCGGTCTTGCGCAGGCCGGCAGCGGCCCAGGGCGGTAACGCCACCTCCGGCGCTCGGCACGGCACCTGCACGGGAACCTCAACGCGGACGTATTGGATCTGGGGTTCGACCTTCCCTGCGCACCCAGCTAGGCCCAGGGTCAGCACCAGCCCGCTCCCACAGGAAAGGCCACGGATTACGCGGCTTGCAGATCGAAACCACCCTGTTGCGCTCCCACAGTAGCGCGAATTCAAACCCAGCCTCATAACCCCAGCTCCTTGTCGATAATCGAGGTGGCAGCCGCGCATTGGTCCCCACCGGTGCGCTCCTGCTGCAGGCGGTTCGCCGCGGCGTAGTCGGCCTGGGCGCCGGCGCGGGCTTCAGCCACCGCCTGCTCTGCCCTTTCCTGACGAGCCTGCGCGGCCAGGGTCAGATCGCCCAGGGCCTTACCTTGCTCCTGCGCTAGGCCTGCGAGGTTGTCGCGGGCCGCAGTGCACGCCGCCACCAGCTCCTGCTCCTCGTCGAGAGCCGGCCGGAAGTGGCTGGCGGTGGCCCAGGCGCCCACGGCGATGCCCAGCAGGATGAGCAGGCCGACGCCAGCGCCCCGCAGCGCCCACCCGCTCACGCCAGCGCCCGCCGAATGCCTTCATCGATCACCTCAGCCTTATACGGGTTGCCGCCGTTCTCGTGCACGATGATGCCCACCACAGCTTCGCGCAGCACCTGCGGTTTGGATATGTCGATGGGATCGCGCACATTAACGCCGAGACGCTTGGCGATGGCCTGGGCGTAGGCCAAGGTGTTGTTCTCGCTGGAGGGAGCCCAGCGGCTGATGAACTCCAGCGGGGTGTCGATACCGGGACGCCCGACGCCGGGCATGCCATCCTTGCCCCGGTAGTTGAGCAACAGCTTGCCTAAGGCGCGGATGCCGTTTTCGGCATAGTCGAAGCGAGCAAAGCGCGGCTTGGCCACGCCTACTTCCAGCCCCAGCTGACCTTGCCAAGCATTGCGTGGGTTGAAGTCGATGTTCCCCGGGTTGTTGTTGCGGATGCCGCGTGCGGACATGGGTTTTCTCCAGGCGTAAAAAAGCCCGCACTGGGCGGGCATAGGTTTGTTACTGGGATCGTCAAGCGACAGGCGCTTCAGGCTCCGGTGCTGGCTCTGCCGGATCTTTCGCGCTGATGGATACCTTGGCGGTGTAGTCCTTCAGCACCTGCGCGACACAGACCTGGGCGGCCGGGAACTGGGTCAGGATCTCGCGGGCACGGGCGTCGGCCTCCACTTGGGTGGCGTAACGGGTTTTGTTGGCAACTTCGTAGTCATTGCTCAGGTTGATGGCAACAAATGGCATGGGTTTTCTCCAGATAAAAAGAAGCCCGCTCGACGGCGGGCATTGGGTAGGTGTTGCATTCAGGTTTTAGGGTGTTGCTGCTTGACCCTCTGCAGGGTCGTGTAGAACGGCTCGGCCTTGGGCATCGCCCCTTGATCCATCGCGTGCCAGAGCATGTCCAGCTGTTCTTCGATAGGCGGGTAACCGTCCCGGCGCGCCAGGTCGTAACTCACCTCGGGCGTGTAGGGCTCAAACTCGCCGTCGATGTACTTGAAGCGCCCCTGCGGCGCCGTGCCAAGGTGCAGCACGCCGCCCAGGGCGTGGTCATTCAAGTGCAGGCGCTGGGAAGTGCCTGACTGAATAACCACATGCTGCTGGTCCGTAACAAAGTACGAGACGACCTCGAATGGGTCGCCATTCTTCGGTATCACACTGTCATTCATCGCTTACATACCATGGCAAAAATAGAGGCTCCTACGGTGTTGCGGGCCTCCGTGGAAGCAAGTGTGTAGGTGTGCGTTCCAGGTCCTGGATAGTCGATCACCCCGCGGCTAGCTACCGTGGCGTCCCTTGGCCTTTCCACCCAGACCGTTTGCCCATTCCTCGACATCACGATGTCGGAGTAGTAGCTCTGAGTGAGGGACCCGATCAGGAACACCGGATAGTTACCGTCAAGCGTGATCGTCAAGGTGACCGTATTGGCAGCAGCGAAGGCACCCACGGGGACGGTCACCGCATTGCCCCGGATGCGCAGCGTGTCAACCTCCGCCTCCCCGATCTTCGCGGCAGTGATAGCGCCATTTGTGATCTTGGCGTTACCGATACTTGCGTCCCGGATATACGCATCACTGATGAACGTCTGGTTGCCGACCACCGCAAACGGGCTTGAAACTGCATCGCCAGAAGGGTTGAGAATCGCAAACCTGCCGGCCAGGATCGCAAAAGTGGATTGAACCGCACCTTTGGAGTTGTCGATGCTCAGGCCAAACCCGGCCACATGGCGGATGCCATTGGCGGTAATCTGAACCTTGACCACTTCCGAGGCGTTCGCCACGCCATTGAGCTGGTTGAGTGTCGTGCTGACTCGCTGTACAGATGCAGTCGTCTCCCCCAAGGTCGACTGCGTGGTCTGGATTTGCTCGCTGAGCGCCGAATCGGCGTTGGTCCGTGCCGTGATCTCGTTCTGGATCGCTGCCTGGGCGCTGCCGACCGATGCGGACAACACATCGATTCGCTGCGTCTCGGCAGTGAGCTTTTCACCCTGCTGGTTGACGGTGCTGGTCACGCTACTGACAGCGTTCGCCGTGGCGGCTTCGGCCTCCGATACCCGACGAGCCACGATGTTGCACCACAGCGCGCGGCCGCTGCCGTCGGATGGCTCCAGGCGGGTGACAAACCGTGCCGATACGGCGCCGGCCGGGGCGGTGATCCGACCGGCATAGGCTTTGAAAGAACCAAGCCCAGACACGACCGAAAACGCGTCCAAGTAGCTGATGGCCCCGCCGGCCTTGTCGAAGAACTGCATTTGCATCCGCGCAATCTGCCCGCTGGTCATGTAGCCCGCGAAGATATCGGCCGACAGGTCGAACTGCTCGCCCCCCTTGGTCAACACGTTGCGCTCCAGGCCGCAGAAGCTGTTGCCATAGAACCCAATCGCTTTGCTGGCCGATGGATGCGCCGAAACTCCAACGACCACCGGGCCAGCCGTCCAAGGATCTGAAACTCCGTCTTCGAACGAACCCCGCAAAATGAGGTTATCTGGCTGCTGCCCCATGGAGGCCTTGATCTGGGTGATCGAGGTCGCCTGGCTCGTCAGCGTGGTGCCTTGCTGCGAGACCGTGGAGCCTAGCGTCTGCAATGCAGAGGCATCCGCCTTCAGCGCCACTTGCGACAACGCAGACTGGGCAGCGGCTGCCGCATCCGTGGCCACCTTGTCCGTCACCGCCTGCCAGGTCGTGCCGTTCCACCGCTTCGGCGTGTTGGCGTTGCCGGTGGTGTCGATCCACAAGTTCTGAGCCAGCCGATCCGCCACAGCCGGCGCGGTGGATTGATATAGCACCTTGCCCTTGGCGCCAGCAGCATCGGCAGCCGCCTGGGCGGCCTGTTGCGCCGTAGTGACGTTGCCGTTGGTAGTGGTGAGGCTGTTTTCAAGGCTCGTGGTCTTGCTCGACACGCTGACCAAGTCCGCGCCCTGCTGGGTCACCTTGGAACTGAGGGAGTCAACCGCTGCTGATGTTGCCGCCTGCTGCAGCGCCACTACCTGCCCGTTGTCTCGCCAGCCGCTCGCACGGGTCCCCGCCTCCACCTGGTATTGGTCCACCTCAATGAACCCGTCGCTGACATTGGCCCCACCGTAGACGACCACGGATGGGTACACAGCATCGGTGGCAGCATCCACCGTGAATGTATGGGTCAGGCGAACCCATGCGTCGCTGGCATCAGTCCTGGTCGAGCCCCAAGAAGTGGTGTTCGAACCTGAAGCATTGACGCCATAGACTTGCAGCAGAATGCGCAGCCCTGGGGTGCCGCGCATGTAGACAGAAGCCGTGTAAGTCTTGCCAGGCGTAACCTTGAATCGCCGTGTCGACTTCACATAGACCCTGGCCCAGAGGCTGGGGCCCAGCCCCGTGACGTCAAGCCTCTGAGCTCGCCCAGGCGCTATCGTCGACGGCACCAAGCTCGGTGCTCTGGTCCCGCCAGTACCGTCGTACCACCACTCGTCTGCCACCCCTGAGGTTGTGCTCTCCTTCTCGAAAGATGAGTTGTAAACCAGGTTCTCGCCGCCCACGTCACCAAGGCTGTTGTCCAGCTGAGTCAGTTGGTTCGATGCGCTGGTAATCCCGGCTTCGTTCGCGCTGACGCGGCCGGTAAGGGCTGAGGTAGCCTGCGCGTTGGCGGCGGTGTCGGCTTTCACCTGAGTCAACGAAGCATCGATTCGGGTGATTGCCTGGCCGTCTGCGGTGATCTGCTGCCCCTGTTGCGTAACGGTGTTGGTCAGCGCCTGAAGCGAGGAGGCCTCGGCTTTTGTCGCGACCTGGGACAACGCGGACTGAGCAGCAGCTGCAGCATCGGTCGCTACCTTGTCAGTAACCGCGACCCAGGCACTTCCGCTCCAGCGTTTCGGGGTGTTGGCATTACCTGTGGTGTCAATCCAAAGGTTTTGCGCCAAGCGGTCTGCGGTGACGGGCACAGCCGACTGCACGATCACCTTGCCCTTGCTGCCCGCCAGATCGGAGGCCGCCTGAGCTGCCTGCTGAGCCGCGGCAACATTTCCGTTTGTGCTCGTCAGCCCCGACTGCAGGTTCGTGATCAAAGACGACTGCGATGCAAGTCCTTGCTCATTCTGCGTAACGCGGGATGTCAACGCGCTTGTAGCAGAGGCATTGCTGTCGATTTGCACCTGTTCGGTGACGTCCTCGATGATGAAGTAGTCGACCGAGACCTTGCCACCAACGGCATCATAGCCAGTGATCAGCATTGGGGAGATCCAGGCAGTCCCCGTCTTCATGCGTTTCGGGTCAGTGATCGTTCCCGCGCCGGCGGCCCCGCTCTCTGCACCAATCGTATGCCCTTTGACGTAGATCGTGGCCTCCACCCACGTACCTACCGGCAAGGTTACGGCCGACATGAGCACGTAGTGAGACCCTGCATGCGTATTGGCGCCACTTGCGCTGATACGGGTTGCCCCGTCTTCGGCAAAAGCGTCGAGCCCCATGTAGGTCCTGGCGGCCCCTGCACCTTGGGACAGTTGCTGGACTCTTCCGGACAGCTTGTAGAGACGATCTGGCTCGAACCTGACCTTCCGAGACGACGCCACCCAGCAGTTCAAGTTACCTGAGCCACTGTCGAGCGTCATGGTGGCGCCGCTCACGTTCCCGGCAGTTTTCTCGTACGTGATAGTCGTACCGGGGTTCGTCACCGTACGGACCCAGCTGTCGGTTGCCATGTCACTGAAGACTGACTGGTAGACCTTCTCCGAATTGCTCAGCACTCGGCCCAGACTGGCGCTGATGTTGGTGAGTGACTGCCCCTGGGCTGCCAGGTTTGTGCCCTGCTGAGTGACTGTGTTGGTCAGCGCAGCTACGGTTGAAGCGTCGGCCTTGGTTTGAACCTGATTCAAGGCACTGCTGGCTGCAGCCGCCGCGTCAGTTGCGACCTTGTCGGAAACGGCCTCCCAGACCGTACCCGTCCAGCGCTTGGGCGTGTTCGCATTTCCGGTCGTATCGATCCATAGGTTTTGAGCCAACCGATCAGCCACCGACGGCGCGGCAGACTGAACCAGCACCTTACCCTTGCCACCAGCCAGCGCCGAGGCATCCTGCGCCGCCTGCTGGGCGGCAGCGACGTTCTGATTGGTCGTAGTGAGGCTCGCCTGGAGCGCAGTCAGCGACTGGCCTTGGGCTGTGGAGGTTCCTTCTACATTGGTCACACGGTTTGTCAGCGTCTGGACTGCGCTCGCATCGGCCTTGGTTGCAACCTGATTGAGCGCCGATTGGGCAGCAGCAGCCGCATCCGTGGCGACTTTGTCCGTCACTGCGACCCACGCCGAGCCGTTCCAACGCTTGGGCGTGTTGGCGTTTGCCGTGGTATCGATCCAAAGGTTCTGGGTCAGTCGATCCGCCACGGCCGGCGCAGTCGACTGGTACAACACCTTGCCCTTGGCCCCGGCTGCATCGGACGCAGCTTGTGCAGCCTGCTGCGCCGTCGTGACGTTGCCGTTGGTAGTTGCCAGGCTGTTTTCCAGTGAGGTGGTTTTGCTCGATACGCTGGCCAGGTCGGCGCCCTGCTGAGTCACCTTGGAATTCAACGCCTCCACCGCCGTCGCGGTCGCCGCCTGATTGCCACTGTTCACCTGGCCGTTGTCGCGCCATCCAGTGGCCAGCGTTCCTTCCTCGATCTGATATTGATCCCCCTCGATAAACCCAGCTGCAGCTGATGCGCCCCCGTACACCACAAACGCCGGGTAGACCACCGAGGTATTGGCATCAGGGGTGAACGTGACCGAAAGCCGCGCCCATGTTTCACTGGCATCGACGCGAACGCCCGCCCACGAGTTGCTGCTACTGCCCGCCTCGTTGACTCCGTACACCTGCGGCAGGATACGCAGACCGGCCGTGCCACGCATATACACCGAAGCGGTGTACGTCTTGCCAGGCACCACCTTGAACCGGCGGTTGGCCCGGCCATAAACCCGCGCCCAGCTGCTCGAAGTCAGTCCTGCCACGTCAAGGCGCTGAGCAAAACCCGGGGCCAGGGTGGAGCCAACCAGCGAAGGCGCCCGGCTAACCGGAGCGCTCGAACTGTCATACCACCAGCCGTCGGCAACCAGCGGTGTGGTGGGGTCCGGCGTGTCGAATGACGGGTTGTAGACCAGGTTCTCGCCGCCCACCAACGGCAAGGCCGCATTGATTTTGGTCAGCGACTGCCCCTGCGCGCTGAGGTCCTGGCCGTGCTGGTTGACCTCATTGCTCAGGGCCTGGACGGTCGAGGCCTCGGCCTTCTTGGATACGCTGTCGGTCAGCGAGACGATGGCCGAACTCTGCGAGCTTAGCTGCTGATCCTGAGCCACGTCCTTTTGCTCGGTGGCCGTTACTCGACTGGTCACCTGTTGCAGGGCCTGCGAGCTGGCCTTGCCGTCGATGCTGGTCTGCATCCCATCCATGCGGGAAGCCTGTGACGACAGTTTGCCCTCGGCCTCGCCGACCCGGGTGGCCACGCTGTTGACCACGGAGGCATCGGCCTTCAAGGCGACCAGGGACAGCGCCGACTGGGCGGCAGCCGCAGCATCGGTAGCCGCTTTGTCGGTCACCGCCACCCAGGCAGTACCGTTCCAGCGTTTCGGCGTGTTGGCGTTCCCCGTGGTATCGATCCACAGGTTTTGCGCCAAACGGTCAGCAACGGCTGGGGCCGCCGCTTGGATGATTACCTTGCCCTTCCCGCCAGCCAGCGTGTTCGCCGCATCAGCTGCCTGCTGGGCGGTGGCCACGTTCTGGTTGGTGGTGGTGAGGCTCGACTGCAAGCCACCGATCTGTGTCGCCTGTGCCGTGGTCTTGCCATCCAGCGTGGATACGTCGGTTTCGACCTTGGACACACGCGAAGCGGTACCGGCCGCTGTGACAATGGCCTGGCCAACGTCGGTCCAGTAGGTCGCGTCCGGCGGCGGGGTGTTCTTCGGTACAGCCTTCAGCGCCTGATACAGCTTGCCATCAGATCCCAGCACGCCCTGGTTGGTGGTGTAGGTCTTATCCTTGTTGTACGGCAACGAGCCGGCCAGTACAGATACCGAGTCGATTTTCTGCTGCAGGTCGGCCTTGGCAGCGTCAACCTCTCCATCCACCACCGCGATCTGCTGCTCGAGGGCAGATTTAGCGTCCGCGACATTCTGGTTGGTTGCAGTAATCTGCTGCTCCAGGTTGCCCTTGGCGGTGGCCAGCGCGTTGTTGACCTCGCTGATTTGCTGAGCCAGCTCGGTCTTGGCGGTACCCACTCGCTCGTTCACCGACCCAGGGCCGTTGCCATCGATAAGGTCGATCTTCTCGGTGAGCTGCTGGCCGAGGTGGCTTTCGAGGATCTCGCCCTTGATGACCTCAAGCATCTGCGTCGGGTCATCCGACGTTGCGGCGGCGACATACAGGAAGTCACTCTTCCCGTACGCGTTGGCCGAACGCACGTAGTAGAAGTACTGCTTGGCAAATGCCAACCCCGTGTGGGTGAAGGTCAGCCCCTGCCCCAGGTACACGGCATCAGCGATGGGCGCCTGGGGATTGGTCGCATGGAAGTACTCGTAGGTGCCGCCGTTCAGGCTGTTCTGCCGGTTGACCGGTACCAGGGTGATGCTGTCTACCGAGGCGAAATAATCGCAACTCTCTGGCACGGGCGGACCGCCCACGTTCACGTTGATGCTCGCCTCGCCGGATCGGGTCCCCGGACCGAAGGCAACAACGCTCATGGTATAGGTGCCGGAGGCCAGGCCATTGATGTTGCAGCTTGCGGCCTCCCCGCCCACCTTGAGCGACTGCACGACCTCGGCGCCCTTGCGGATCGTCACGGTGTAGCTCAGCACGGTCTGCGCCGGGGGCACCCAGCTGAGAACGCCTTGGATGATCTCGGCCACGCTGCTGGGCGTCCAGGCCAGGCCGGTGACAGCAGCCAGGCCGCCCACGGGCAGGTTGATGAACCCCAGCGGGTCGTAGGGCTGGCCCACAGCATCATCAAAGATGGCCTGCTCGTAGGGCTTGAGGGTCACTTTGCAGGCATCGGCAGCGCCCATGGTCCACTCCGTGACCATGAACTCGCCCAGGATGTTCAGCGAAGGCAGATCGACCTTGACTGCACGCCCCGGCCGGCAGTTGTAGCCGTTGAAGTTCAACGGCATGGATACAGAGCCGCCCGAGCGTCGGCGTCGTAGGCTGATGTTTGCGAGCCGCTGCGCCAGGTAGGCGTCTGTCACATAGGCAAACGACTGCGACTCAGCGAGCTCGCCACCGTCCGCGGTGATCCAGTCCTGAATCGCGACCTCCGGGTAGTCTGTCTCGGCCCAGGCTTGCGCAGGGTCAACAAAAGTCCCGCGCATGGTGTTGATGGCATCGCTGTTGCTGACCTCGGTCGTGCCCTCAACGGTGCCGATCACCATGTCTTCATTGATGGTGAAGTCGGCCGGCCCATAGTAGGCGCCCACCTGGAGCGACCAGCGCCCGCCGACCCGAATAAGCGTGCCGGCACAGGCCGACAGCAGATTGTCCAGAACGGTATTGCGCTTCTCGTCGGCGCCAATGACGGCACCCGCAAAATAGCGAGCCGTCACTGCACCGTCCGGCCCCACAACGGCTTCATCACTGACGTTGGCCGCGCTGGCAAAGGACTGGAAGATGATCTCGTCGTCGGGAATGCCGCAGCGGTTGCGCAGGTACCAGAGGATCAGCAGCGCTGTGTTGGCCGAATAGCCGGAATTCCCGTTGCGGGGGTCATAAATATCGCGTCGCCCACGAACCACGAAACGCACATCCGGTATGCCCGACGGAAACTTCTCGGCGTCGTACTTGAACGACAGCCGGACAAACGACAGGCCCCGGCCGATCTGCTCTTGGCGCCAGTCTGGGCAGTTGGCCAAAAGGAAGGCGTTAACCTGGGCCGGGTCAATGATCACCTCGGACGTGGCATTCTCCCCCAGCTCAGACAGCGGGCGCTCATCCACGTAGATCTGATCGACGCCCGCAATGGCACCCTCGGACAGCACGTAGACGATGTGAAGCCACTCGCCACTGGTCTGGTCGCCAGGCTGTTCCTGAATCCAGGCCAGCACACCACCTGTGCTGGCACGACCGAGAATGAAGCGCACCGGAGCCTTGGACGAGCGGACAGTCTGTGAGCTGGGCTCCGAGCTGCCGGCCCCCGAAACCTTGGCCGCACCGGTCAGGCCCGCGAAGATACCCTGCACGCCGCCGAACACGTCCTTGAAGGCGCCCACCGGGTCGTAAAGCGCTTTGATGGGCGCAGTGACGAGCTTCACGACTGACTTGATCGAGCTTCCCACTATTCAACTCTCCAGGCCACCAAGGGCTCACAATCAACGGCTGCAGCACCAGACTCGGTAGCCGCCCAATACCGGCCACTCCAGAGCACTGCCACGCACTTCCCCGATTTGTTTTCGAACGTGACGATGTCGCCACGCTGGGCGAACTGCACATCAACCCTTTCGAAGCAGGTGTCCAGCGCCGCCTCGACCGATCCGTGCGTCGACGCCATCACGCGCTTGGCGCCGATCTCTGTCTTGTACCGCCCGCGGTACTCCTTCGCCGGGTCAACGCCGCAGATCGCCACCGCGCAGTCCGCTACAAACAGGCAGCAGTCGAATTCGCCCCACAAAAAAGGCCGCTCGAAAGCGGCCTGGATGGTCTCGTGTAGCCTCGTGGGCCAGTCTCGATAGCGCATGACAGTTACTCGTACGTGAAGGACGGCGCGTCTTTCTTGGCGCCCCAGTAAATTGGCCATTCGGCCATCTGCGCGACGGCATAGAAGAAGCGGTCGCCGTCATGACGGGCGCGGTGGTTCTCATCGGTCCAGCGCTCGGTACCGACTCGGTTCCACTCTGCCATCCGGTCAATGATGGTGACCGTGATCGAGCTGTCGCCTGCCGAACCGCCATAGGACAACTTGGCGGCGTCCATACGACCGCTGAACAGGATGTCGGCGGCGTAATTCCCCGCCTCGTCATAGACGACGAACATCAGGCGAGCCAGCCGGCCCCGGCAGCCAGCCACTGAGGTCTGGGAAAGGATGTAGCTGTCCAGGCCGTTTAGCGTGAGGTCAATGGACAGCGATGACCCCGATTCTGCGCTCTCGCTGGCCGCGCCCACTTCCCCGAAGGTGCCAACGCCATCGTAGACCTGGCCGTTGATTATCAGTTGGCCGGTGCCCGTATGCGCCCTGACCGTGCCGTCGGCAAAATCCAGCTCGCAGGCGAAAACCGGCGTGAAGTTGCCAGAGGCAATGATGTTCAGCACCGACGACGAAAAGGGGAAAACCAATGCCATTAGAAGGCCTCCCGGCATTCGAGGGTCAGTTCAGCCACTACGGGCCTGACCGAAAGGGTGTAACTGTCCTCGGACAGCCGCATGATCGAGTAAGGGTTGCGATACTCAACCGGGGTCCCGGAAACCAGGGCCTCCCGCAACCGCCTGTTGAGGGGCAATACAGCCACCCCCTGGCCGTCCGAAACCACATCCTCCACCACCTCATGCATCACGCCATCAATGGTGATGTAGTCGCCCTGGCTAAAGACCTTCCGGTTTACCGGCACAGCCCCGAGCGTGATGTGGGAAGCCATTGCAAGGCCGCCCAGCACCACGGGAGCGCCGATGTTGTCAGTGCGCCGGCGGGTGAACGCCGGCAGCTTGAACGTACCGAAGCGGCCCTGCAGGCGCCCTATGAAGGCAGTCACAATCCGGTCGCGGTCGCGGGTCAACGGGGGGAGCGCCAGTGAACATTTCCAGTACGACCCCGGGTAACCCACGATCTGCTGGCTGTTGTTCAACGTGGAGCTGAAGTCGCGGTTGTTGTAGACCATACCCCAGCTCATCTGCGCCGGGCACACGTTAGCTGGCCATTCTTCGATCGCCATACTCATACCTTAAATTTTCTTGCGGATGCTCTGCATGATCTGGCCATTTCGGTTCACGTCTTGGAGGATCGCAGTTACCGTCTGGCGCATGCCTTGCTGAACCATCGCTACCGTCTGCGGGCTCACATCGCCGTTCACATGGAAAACCTGGTGGATAGCCACGGGTTGGGAGGCGAGCTTAGGATTAGAGCCAGCGCCAGTGCTCGCGCTTTCTTCGCCAGAGGATCCCAGGCTTTCAGAGGCAAAGAATGAGGGCAAATTTGCTGAGCCGACGTAGCCACCATTGGCAAATCCACGCTTACCGCTTCGGTTGAGTCCGATCAGGTAATCCTTCATGCCTGGCTGATCAACCACCTCTTTACGGATCACCACTTCCCCGCCGTGCACAACACCTTTGGGCTCGTACTTGCCGCCCGCGCCGGTGTAGCCACCCTCCGAGAAGCCCGCTATCGCCGTAGCTGCCATAATCCCGATCGAGGCATAACCCAGACCGGAAACCAGTGCGGCCGCTGGTATCCCGAAAATAGGCCCCATGGTCAGAGCTTTGGTGGCGGCCTCTTCCGTGTTGACGATGGCCTGGGCAATTGCCGCAGCCTTCGAGGCTGCAAACATGACCTTGTAAGCCGTCGAGCTCTTGCCAGCCATGTCGCCCATCATGTCCGCAACGCTGCCAGTCATACCGGCGAAGATACCAAGGGTTGCCGAGGTATAGGCCGACTGTATAGAGCCGAGCTGATCAACGTTTTGCTGATTGATATCCCTGACGCGATCCAGGTATTGCTGCTCGCTGGACAGCTTGGCGTCATGCAATGCTTTTTGTCGGGCCAACTCGGTTTCGTGCCATTCGGCCAATTTTTTATCAGCCTCGGCTACTTTTATTAACTCGCCGCTGGGCCCTCCAACGGCAGCATCTAGGCCTCCAAAGCTTGGCGCCTCGGTGACCGACGCTTTCGAAATAGCGTCGGCGCCAGCGCGGTACTGATCCGAGGTGAGCGTGCCGGCGCGATTGGCCGTCTCTAGAACCTTCATCCGCTCTTGAGTAGTAGCCAGCAGCGCCCGCTCCTGCGTCTGCAGGCTGGTCATGAGCGAGTCGTATTCCTTGCGCGCATTAAGCGCATCCAGCTCAATCGCCTTGCCCTCTAGGCGCAGCTTGTTCTGCTGGCTCAGTTGCGACAGCTCACCGTTGGCAAGGTCGTAACGAAGGCGACCTAGCTCAGTCGTCTCGCCGTAAAGCGCAACCTGTTGAGTTAGGTTGGCGAGGGTCTGCTTGTAGGCGTCGTTCAGACGCTCGGCTTGTCGCTGGATATCCTCGGAGGCCTTTTTGGCCCGCTGCTGTGCCTCCTCGGATGCTTTGGCTGCTGCCTCCGAACTTTGAATGGCAGTAGCGAGGATTCGCCAGCCCTCAGCCGTACCCGGGTCAACCCCTTCGCGCTCAATCCGTCGGTTGATTTCGCCCAGAAGATCACCGCCGTCACGAACAGACTGCAAGCGCTCCACCAGGTTCTTGGTGTAGCTGTTCCAGCCGTCGACCGCCTTCTGGTCTGGGCCTGGCATGTTCTTCAGCCCAGCGTTTGCACCGGCCGCGGCAGCAGCAACGTCATCCAGACGGCCGCGAAGCATGTTGGCTACGTCACCATAATCGCCCGAAGCCTTGATTGCTTCGCCATACGCAGCCGCCGAGGCGTTGATGGCTTTGGTCATCTCTTCGTTTGGCCGGATGGCAGCAACAAGCTGCTGGGTGGCAGAGTCAATGTCTTGGCCACCGGCAATACGCCGATTGAACTGGGTTACCGCCTGGTCACGCTGGAATGGGTTTGCGCCGTAGGTGTCGCCCCATTTGTCATTGGCCTGGGCGGAAGCTCGAATTTCCCTAAGCGCCTTCTGCGCCGCCACCTGGGCGTCAGCCTGCTGCTGCAACACGCCGTCCAGCTTGTAGCGGGCCTGCTCCTTGCCAAGCTCGGCAAACTCTTTGCGAAGCTCCTCGACCGGACGCTTGAGGTCGACAGTGGCCTTCCTGGCTTTCTCGCTGTTGTCACTGAACAGCAGGTAACTGGCCGCAACGGCCCCGGCAGTCAGTGCGAGACCTGCAGGGCCTCCCAGGACGCCAAGAAGCGCACCGCCTGCCCGGCTTGCGAGAGAGGTGGCCGCATTGTTTGCTGTTTGCGCGGCTGTTTGTGCTGCGGCCGCTTGAGCATCTGCAAGGCGTGCTAACCTCAGCCGACTGAGCGCAGCGGCGTGAGCGTCGGTGAACCTGGTAGCGGCAACCTGGGATTCCGCTGCGATCGTTTCTGCAGCAGCGCGGCGAACCGCCATCGACGCTGCATCAAGTTGAGCAGCAGTCCGGCCGATCTCAGCAGACTGAGCGCTCCTGATTGCCTTTACCTGGTCCCACAAGTCTTTGGTGAAGTCGAGAACCTTTCTCCCACCGTAAGCAGCTCCCAGCGTCATCGCTGAAGCTGCCAGCAAATCCATATTCTCGGCTACAAAGGTAATGGCGCCAGCCAGCACTTTCGTACTGCCAGTGGCCCCGTCTGCCATGCCAACCCACGCCTGGAAAGCATTGTTCAACGTAGTTACAGAGCCGCTGACTGTAGGAGGGATCTTCCCGAACTCCTCGTTCAGCGTCCCGAGCTGACTAATCAGCGCCGGAACCAGCTTGTCGATGGTGATCAGCCCATTATCCGCCATGGCCTTGAGGTCTTTACGAGCCACCCCCATGCCAGCGGCCAATGCACGTATTACGCGATCCCCGTTTTCATTGACTGCGTTGAACTCTTCACCTCGAAGTACACCTTGACCCAAGGCCTGGGAGAACTGGGTAATAACAGAAGACGCCTCGGCACCGCCGGCCCCTGATAACTGAAGCCCCATTGCCAAGGCTTCGGTCACTGCTAGCACATCACTAGACGAATAGCCGAACTCTCGCATGGAGGCAGAAGACCGGCTGAAAAGGTTGGCGTTGTCGGCAAACGCCGTTCCAGTCCGCTGACTCATGTCAAACAGCGACTTCTGGCTGACGGCAAAATCTTCCGTGCTTTGCGACGCCTGTTTCAGACGAGCATTTACCTGGTTCCAACTATCTGCCTGATGGATCAGGTTGCCTACTGCCAGCGCCCCGGCCATCGCGGCTGCATACCCGCCAACCGAAGATGTCAACGACTGCATTGCGGTGCCTTGTGCCCGCACTGCGGCCTCTTGTGAACGCCAAGAGCTTACCGCCTCTCGGTTCCCGGACGAGATAGTGCGCAGATAGCTCTGCCCCATACGTCCGGCGCGCGCCATCTCGCGCTGATACGCACTTGTCTCAGCAGAAACACTGACGATCAGAGAGCGCAAAGTCTGTCCCGCCATGCTTCCTCCTGGCATAAAAAAACCCGCCGAAGCGGGCTTTCTTTACGAAACAATTAGATATTTTTACTGCAATATGGCGAGGCGCTTTTAAGCTCATCATCTTTATACATAGTATAACTAGCACCCATGTAATAATTCGCATCGACCTGCATGGTGGACTTTGTCACTTCACCGACATCAAGCTTAGAGCCGTCGCTAACTACAATCTGGCTTCCACTATATTTAATTCGCGAAAGTACATCTTTTCCGTTCCACGAATAACACATATATCCACCACCATCAGCTTCGACCTTTATAGTTGTCGAGTATGGCCCCATACTGCCGGTCCACGCCCCAACCATGCTGGCAGGAGGTATTGCCACAACAACCGCCGGGAAGTTGTTGTTCATAATATCCGAACTGGCGACGCAGCCAGAAATTAAGCCAACCACACCAATAATGATAAGTTTTCGCATTGAGCACTCCCTGTTGAACGCAAAGCTTATCACCTGCAAAGAGGCGCCTTCCATGACTCTACCCGGCGCCATCAGCAGCGCTCGCCATCAGGAAGGCCTTGAACAGTTCCTCCCCTTCTTCCGGGGCCTGCTCGGCAGCTGGCTTCTCTGCCTTCCATTGAGGAAGCAGATCCATCGGGGTCACTTTCGCGCCCTGGGCCTGCAGAGTTGAAGCAGCAACGATCGCAGCCTGGATGTCACCTCGTGCATCGCTCAGCGGCGAATCCTCGTTGTAGGCCTGCCAGAGGAACAGTTCCTCGGCGCTCATGCTCTGCTTGAGATCATGCAGAGTCATGCCTAGCCGGAGGGCCAGGGTCAGCATGAAGGCTAACTCTGGCTCCTCCGTCAGCCGTTTCCCGCCGCTTCAACCGGGTCCTGGGCACCAACCCCAGCCTCGACACCGCTCAGCTCGAAGGCCTTGCCCACCAGACGATCGTGGACAGGACTGAATGCCTTGGCCACGGCCGGCACATCCTCATCCTCAAAGATGCGGGAGTGGGACTCGTCCAATAGGGTGCGCGTCAGCACGAAGGCATACAGCGGCGAGGAGTCGATATCGACCAGACGGGCCGCCGGGTTTTCATCGACGTCCTCCTCCGGCACTTCGCTTAGGCCTGCTGCGGCACGCGCTGCTGCCACCGCTGCCGCAGCACGGCGCCGGTACTCGGCCCAGTCGCCTGCGCTCAACGCCATCACCACGACCTTCGCGCCATCCCACTCCGGCACGTCGAGCGCTTCATGCTTGAAGTTTCTGATCGGGTCGAGCGCCATGGCGCGCAGGCTCTGCACACCAGCATTCTTTGAGCGGGCCATTATGGGGTCACCGGTGGAACATCGAAGCTGACCTTGCCAGTGATGCGCACGTTGAAGGTGCCGTTGACGGTACCGTTGGGCGCCGCATCCCATGTGAACTGGGTGACCAGGCCGAGGAAGGTAGAGGAAGTGCCGTCTTTGAATACCGACTTGAAGGCGCGCGGCTCGCCATCATCACGCGCGGTACGCAGCACGGTCTGCGCTTCATCGTCGGCCTTCCAGTTGCCGGACATACTGAAGGTGCCGTTGTCGGCCAGGCCTACGGTGAACTCCTTGGCTTCGCTGGCCAGGGTGGTCACCTCGATTTCGTCCGACTGGCCGCCCTGGAACTGAGGCTGCTTGATCGTCACCGACAGGTCGGCGTATTCCAGGCCTGCTTCGGCCGGGTCGAGGGTGGTGGTCTTGGAAACGCTGAGCTGGGTACCCTGCGTTTTCACAAACTTGGCTTTGGTTGGGTTCTGCGCGGCCATGGGGCCTCCTATGGTTGCAGGGTGTACTCCCAGCGGACGCTGAAGAGCTTGGTGTCATCTTCGAATTCGTCAGGCAGGCGATCAGCGCTGCCGGTGGTGAAGTCGTCGCCGGCGACAGTCATGACCGCAAGGGCCTGTTCCGCAAGTGCGAGCGCTTCGAGGTAGGTGGCGCCCCAGGCGTCTAGCTGGATACTCGCTCCCCGAAAGCCATCTGGGCCGGATAGGGTGATCCCTACTTCACCACCTATGGTCTGGATCACTAGTCGGGGCTGAGCAGCGTCTACCGGTGCAACGCCGAAATACACGCGCCCCTCGACAAGAGGCGACAGCCTGTCGATCAGGGATTTCTCGATCATGGGATTACCGGGTGATGGCGTTATCGATACCTTCGGCCAGCTTGTCGCTCACGACCTTTTCTATCTGGGGAAGGCTTCCGTCCCAGGCCGGCCGGATGAATGGATGGGCTCGCATCTTGGAGGTGCCAAGCTCCAAAAACTTCCAGTAGAACGGGGCATCCCAGTCGGTTGCCGAGGTTCGCCCTTTCTTGCCTGGGCGCTTTAGGGCCTTGGTCTGCTTTCCTTTGGGGCTCTTCACCCGGACACCAGCAGTGGCGCTGCCTGGGGTATCCGACTGTTTGAGGCGAGTCGCGGTGATGTTTTTCTTGAGCTTGCCGGTGCGCACAGGCGCCGCAGCCCGAGCCTTGTCCCGAGCGATGCGGGCGCCGGCCATGACGGCATCACGCACGACCTTATTGCCCGCAGCTTTCGCCAGGCGCTCGAAGTCCGTCTGCAGGTCTCCCAGCCCGAGCACCGTCAACGAACCATTGCTCATGATGGTTTCACCGTCTTACACATGAGTTTGAGCATGTCCCGCTGGTTGGTAGGCAGCGGAGCGATGATCTCGTAGGTGATGCCCTGGTGAACCAAGTGCTGACCAGCGACCACGTCCTTGCGGTAACGAATGTTGATCTCGGCACTGACCTGTACTTGCATCTGCGACGCAGCTTCGTACATGCGGCCGGATGGAATGTTGATCTCCGCCCACAGCGGGCCAAGATCCCCCCAAACCTTGGTGGGCTGGCCCAAAGCATCCTTGCCTTCGACGAAGCCACGACGCATGCAACGGTGGCGTAATGGTCCGGCGCGCATCACACACCCATCCGGATGCGATACGGCATCAGCAGGTGCTGGGACGCCAGCGGCAGTTCTGTGGCGATGGTCCCTGTGACCACCTCCTCGCGGTTGGCGAACAGGTGGCCAAGCTTGAGCAGGCAGGCTGCTTGAATCGCCGGGTTTAGCACCATGCCATAGACGATGGCGTCGGCCTGGTCGTAGGCATCAGCCAGCGCCTGGCGGGCGTGTTCGAGCAGGCGACAGCGCAGGGTGTGATCCTGCTCGGCCTCGGCGGCAACGACCGCCTCAGCATTCGCCTCCTTGGCTTGCTGCATGGCCGCCTGAACGCCGTCGCGAGCTTCATCGAGCGCCACTTGGTCTAGGTAAAAGCGGCGATTGAGGAACTGCATAGCCGCCTCTTCCGCCGCATCAAGCTGCGCCTGAACCAACACCTGGTCTTCAGAATCCGCCCTGAGATGATGCATGGCCACCTCGATTGCGATCACAGACATGGATTACTCCTGCGCCTGTTCTGGCTCGCCGCCAGCGATCAGTCGCTCAGCTTCAGCGGCGGCTTCTTCCTGGTTTCCGGAGAACTCGCCAACCTGGTTGCCTTCAGCGTCCACCACGATGTACCTGCCAGCGCCCTTGTGCTTCGCCTTGAAGGCGGCGACTGGCTGGGTAATCGGCAGGGCGACGGCGGCCAAGCTGCCGGAGGTCAGCACACCCGCGCCAACTGCATCTTCCTGCGAGATGGTCACCACCACCTCGCCTTCCGAGTCGTCCAGCTCTGCATAGCCTTTCTGGATCAACTGGCGCCCGTGCTGCTCGATGGTTTCGAAGGGCGTGCCCTCCACCAGCGTTTGACCGCCCAGGTACAGAGGTTTCAGGGTTTTCAGCTTCATGAATGCCTCCAGGGGCCGCATCTTGTGCGGCCCTCACATTGGGTTACGGAGTGACCGGGGCGGCGAACTCACCGAAGATGAACGCTTCCGGACGCTTGACCGCCAGCGCAGCACGCTCTTCACAGCGGATCGAGATCAGGTTCTTCTCGAAGTCGTCGGCGTTTTCGGTCGAGATCACCACGTTCGCGTCTTCACGATCGAACAGCTGCGCGCCGGTCTGGAATGCGCCGGTCAGGAATTTGCCCAGGAAGGCGGCGACCTCGGTAGCCACGACAGGCAGCCCCCACAGCACGGGACCAGCCAGACCCAGCGGGTTGGCGAGGATGTAGCGGCCGAGGGTGTCTTTGGTCAGTTCGATCTTGGCCCAGTCCATGAAGTGCAGGACATGACCGGAAGCCGGCAGACGCGCCAGCTGGGCCTGCAACATCGCCAGGCGGAGATCATCGATGCCCGACCGTTTCTCCACCTCGAATGCCGGGACGTATTTCGAGGCCTGAGGGACGATGCCGTGCAGGTGAACGCCAGTGCCGTCACCGAACAGGATCTCCTGCTCCTCGACGTACTTGAGGCCGTAGCGCATTTCGACGTCGATGGTCGAACCCAGTTGGGCGAAGTCGTCCAAGATCTGCTTGGAGGCCTTGAACATGTGGGCGATGGTCGACACCGCGGTGAGTTTCGACGCGAATTCGATGTTGGAGTATGGCTTGGCGGTGCCCTCGGCCACGACTTTGGCGGCGTTGGTGAAGCCGGTCTGCTGTACCCAGAAGATCGCCGGGGCAGTGGTTCGGCCCGGGGCGATCAGGTCTCGAATGAACAGGCGCTGCTTCGGCGCGGTGTCGATGCCGGGCAGGCGCTGAGGCTCGACGATGCCGGCGGGAACATCGGTGGACAGCAGGGCGGCGCTGACCGGAATGTTTACGCGCTTGCCGCCCTCGATGCTGGCCGCGAACTGCTTGAGCGCTTCGCTCTTGATCACCACGCCGCCGAGGCTGTCCTGGGTCTGCGGGGTGCCAGCCGAAGGCAGGCGCGCGAACTCCTGCTCGAGCTCGCCCAGCTGGGCCTTCAGCTGCTTCTCGGCCTCGGTCAGGCTGTTGAACTTGGTGGCCAGTTCGTCGACGGCGTTCTTGGTTTCTTCGGAAAGGCTGCCGGCCTTCTTGGCCTCGGCCAGGGCGTTTTCAGCCTGCTTGCTGAAATCGCTGGTGGCCTGCTTGAGCTCGTTGGAGACCTGCTTCAGCAGGTCGGCGGTACTATCTGCCATGGGATCTTCTCCGGTTACTTGAGGGCTGCTGCCGAGAACCGCGACATGGCGGCCTGTAGATCGGCAAAGTGGTTGGCCAGGTCGGCCTGGTTTTCGGCAGCGCTGCGCGTACCGGAGGGGGCAGCGCCAGGCGTACCCCCTTTGAGTTCTTGAATCAGGGCTCGGCGCTCGGAGCGAGGCATGCCCTGTTTGGCCAGGATCGTGTCCAGGCGCCGTGCCGCGACCTGCTGAGGCGCGCTGGCTTGCGGGTCTTCCTGTGCCGCATCTGATGGGAGCAGGCCGTCCGCGAATCCGGCCTCGACTGCCGAACTGCCGCCCATCCAGGTCTCTACGTCCATCAGGGCGCGCATTACTGCGGCTTTATCGCCCGTCCTGACCGCGTAGATGTCGGCCAGGGTGGCGTCGATCTGGTCGAGGAAGTCAGCGACTTCGGTGAAGTCGTTTCGGTCGCCAGCGGCGATGGTCCAGGCGTTGTGGATCATCATGAAGCCGGCTCGGGCGATCTGGATTTCATCGCCGGCCATGGCAATGAACGACGCAGCCGAGGCAGCTAGGCCAAGCACCTGGACGGTTACCTTCCCCTTGTGCTCGCGCAGCAGGTTGTAGATCGCCAGGCCCTCGAAGACATCGCCGCCTGGGCTGTTGATCTTCACGGTGATGTCTTTGTCGCCGATGCTGCGAAGTGCGGCACTGACGCGCTTGGCGGTGACGCCCTCGCCTGTCCACCAATCCATGCCGATAGGGTCGTACATGGTGATGGTGGCGGAGTCGTCGCCGGCCGCCGCCTTGATCGCCGGATTCCAGCGCTCCATGGCCTTCGGCAGCAGATCGGACTCGACGCGCGCGTGCGGCCGCACCGCCGGCGCCGCCGGTAGTGTCTTGAGAGTCATGGGTTACTCCAGGTCAGGCCGCTTTGAGCAGCGGCATCGATATCAGCGCGTGGGCCATCATGGGCCCGTCTGGGTTTCCGGTTGCCAATGCCTGGGAAGCCAGTTCGACCGCATTGTTGATTGCCTCTCGGTCGTCGTTGTTGCGTGCCGAGACCAGCCGAAGCATGAAAGCCGAGGCAGCCGGCGAGACGCCTGCGCTCGGCTTCCCGAGCTGGTCCAATGGCACCAGCGCGGATTGGACCGTGTACGTGTCGCCGCCCGGGATCGGTGGCAGGTTCTCCAGCCGGCGTACCTCGTTGCGGGACATCCAACCGTTTTGCAGCGCCGTGTTGTACCAGGCCCCGCGGCCAGCGCTGTCCGCTCGCAGCAGACCTTCCACCGCGAACTCCGCGAAGTAGTCGTCGGCATCGGCCTCGCCGATCAGGCAGCGAGTGATTTCCTGCTCGATGTTGACCAGTAGCGGCCGCAGGCTGTTGGTGAGGAAGTGCAGGTTCTGCGCCTCAACCGAAGCAGCCCAGCTGGACTGCTTGTCCATGTGACCGACCATGAAGGGCGGTACGCGGAACCAGCGGCACATTTCCTCGATCCCGAAAGACCTGGATTCCAGCATTTGCGCGGCTTCAGGGTTCATCGTGATGCCCTGGTACTTGAAGCCCGCCTCCGCCACCATGATCTTGCCGGCGTTCTTCGAACCCATGAACGCCTGCATGCTGGCCCGAAGCTGCTCGCGCTGCTGCGGCGTGATCTTGGCGTCGCTGCTCAGGATGCCGGACGCCTGCATGCCCTGTGCGAACACCTTCGCCGCGGCTTCCTCGATCGCCATCGCCGAGCCGAAAATCTCGCGCCCGGTGGTGACCGGAAGCATCCCGCACACCCCGTCCAGGCCAAAGCCGCGGATGTGCATCAGGTTCTTCTCGGGAATGTCGCGGTCCACGCCATTCTCGTTGTAGGTGTACTTTAGGCGCCCGTTGTCCTGCCGCTTCACCCTCATGGACTGGGGCAGAAGCGGCACCAGGGAGATGATCCGGCTGCCGATCATCTTCTTCTCGACGAATGCATTGCCTCGAAGGCAGATGCTCGCCACCACCAGCAGCATGAAGCGCTGCGGGGTCATCTCGGCGTTCGGGGTGCGACAAAGCACGCGGAACAGCGGATGGTCTTTGGCGACCTCACGTGATCCGTCTGGAAGGCGCCGGTAAAGCTTGAGCGGCAGCGTAGAGACGGACTCGGACAGCAGCCTTACGCAAGCCCATACCGTGGACAACTGCATGGCCTTGTCGACCGATACGTGCTTTCCAGATGCAGAGCTGCCGAACCATTCTTGCCAAAATGCGCCGTCCTTCAGGCCAATGGGCACCCCGAGCCAGTTTTGCAACGCAGCCTTCACCCGGCCCGGTTTCTTCTCGGCCATCAGATTCCTACCATGATCGGGTTATCAAAGAAGCCCTGGAGATCGCCAGAGCCTTCCGGGTTCAACGCCATTAGCGTTGCCGCATCGAAGGTCGCCATCAGCGGGTCGATCTTGGCAGTGCCACTGACCTGCTTGTTGATTGCGATTGCGTTGCCGACCTGCACGGTCTTGGCGTTGCCTACACACCAGGCCATCAGCCGGGAGTCGCCGTGAATGAACTCGCCACCGGCAACCTTTCGCTCTGTGGTCTTGATCGCGCCATTCAGGCGCCACCCCTGGGATACGGAGGCAATCCGCTCCATGGCGATGCCGCGCTCCTCGGTGGTGAGTTCATCGATGATGTCGCCAATGCCAGCCGCGTCCACGCCGATGGCCTGTTTCTCGGGCAGCAGCCCAGCATCGCGCACCTGGCAGATGATGTCGGCGACATCCCGAACATCCTCTCCAGGAAGCTGAACAATGGTCAGGTCGCCGTCCGCCGAGAAGTCGTTCAACACGCTGACGATGTCCTTCCGGCGCTCCAGCACGATCTTGTGCGCCCAGGCATGGGCCCAATGGAGCCACTTCCGGGTGCCGCGCTCTCGCCCGATCAGGCTCAGGCCCAGCAGGTCGTCCAGCCCCCCTCCGTCGATCCCGGCCACCACCACTTCGCTTCTGCGCAGCAGCTCGTCGAGTGTGAGGAGCTTGTCGCCCCGCCCTTCCCAGTGATCGGCGCCGGCCCAGCGGTTCGCCCGCAGGTTCATGCCGATCTGTATGTTCAAGTGCTTGGCCAGGAACTTCCGCTGGCTCCCTTCATCCTTGCGGAGGTTCTTCGCCAGTTCGTCTTCCAGCCACTCCCGGCTCACCGAGCGCCCCATGTTTGGGTTGGTGACGTAGAAGTTGTCCGGCTGAAGGTAGGCCTTGCTCTTCACCATGGCCTCTGGGAACTCGTACAGGACGCCCAGCGACTTGCGGTCATTGACTACTCCGTCGCGAACATCGCGGTAGTAGCTCAGCTTCTCTTCGAAGACCCCGGCCGGCGGCTCGTCGCTCTGCGTCGACAGCAGGATCACAAACCCTTCGTCCCGAGAGATCTGGCCGCCAGTGGCCTCCATCAGCATGGCGTCGGCGTTCGCGCGCTTGCCGAACACCCACACCTCGTCGATCAGAATCTTGCCGGACTTCTTGCCCGATACCGTATCGGTGTCGGCCGCGACCACCTTCAGCGCAGCATTATTCACCCGGTGGGTGATGGTGCGGATGTGATCCTGGACGTGCAGCAGTTCGCTGAGCTCCGGATCAGCTCGCACCATCCCGGCGGCTGGCTTGTAGCTGTTCGCCGCTACTTCGATCGTCGGCGCGATGATCAGCAGTTCCTCATCGTGCCGCCAGTTCAAGATCAGCGCCGTCAACATGATGCCGGCGGCGATCGTTGATTTCGTGTTCTTCTTGCTGATCAGCAGGAAGAACTCCCGGATCAGCTGCTTGCCGTGCTCAGCATCGTAGGCCCCGAAAATGGCGGCGACAAAGTCAAATACCCATTCATCGCAGCACTCGCCGAAAGTCGGTTGACCAGGCAAATCGACGACCTTAAGCGCCTTGAACACCTCAAGCGCGGCCTCGGCTTCATCAGGAAACAGCGGCTTGAAGGGAATAAGCGATTGGCCGGCAACGATCCGAGCCTCCCAGTCTGGGCAGGCGGTCGTCCACTCCATGCATCACCCCTTGTTGTTAACCACCAGCTTTGGTGGCGGACGGGCGCCGAAACGCCCCTTGCTGACCTGATCGGCCGCTGCGGCCTTCTGTTCCTTCTTGCCCTGGTCGGCGACCTTGCCGTGCTTGTAGGGCAGTAGTGCCTTGGCGGCATCGACGCGCAACTTGGGCTCGGCAGCCTGCTCATTCATGACGGCCTTCAGGAAGTCCATCGGGTCGTCGAAATCGCCCAGGTCGAGCTCCCCGACGGCGCCATCCTCTGGCGGAGGAGCTTTAACTTTCCGGCCTGGTTTAACTTCTGTGGACGCTGCTTGCCGGTCGCGCAGATGCCGACCAATTGCGGCGATGACATCCGGGTCCTTTGCGAGCTTGGAGCCCGCTTGCGACGCGGTTTTCTCTGAATAGCCGGCGGCGATGGCCGCGTCTCGGTTTGACGCCCCCGACAGCAAAGCGTCAGCAAACCGTCGCTTCTTGTCGGTTAAAGCCATGGTTAACTTTTCCGTGAAAGGGGAAAAAAACTGCGAATGGGAGAGGGGGAGGTTTCCGAGCGTGGGAGGCTGTGAAGTTTTACCCTCCCCCCTCCACCTAGCACGTCAACTCCCCGATTTAGCACCAGATCGGTGCGTGCCCAGCTCGGCACCATCGGAGGCTGTTTTCTTGAGGTGGCAGCCATCAGGCCCGCAGCACAGGATCTGGCAGTTCTCGTCGATGTCGGCACCGCCTTGATGCAGCGGGACACGGTGATCAAGCTCAAAGCCGTGCGGGTAAGCGACAACGCGTCCGCATTCAGCGCAGGTTGGGGATGCCTTCCACAGCCGGAGGCGCCGGGACTGAAGCCTGCTGCCCGTCATACGGCGCTCCGAGGTGTTGGTAGTCGAGAGCTTGCGGCCTTCAACCGGCTTCAGCCTCGACATCAGCGTGGGAAGCTTGGCCATCAGCGGCCACCGTGAACGGGCGTGCCATCCAGGTAGGTGGATGCCACGGCGTCAGGATCTACATCATCATCGTCAGCCAGCGCTTCGATCAGTGCCAGGTTCTGCGCTGCTATCTGCTCAAGCAGGCCCGTCTGCTTCTGCAGCTCAGCGAGGAGCTGATCCATTCGCTCTTCAACAGCCAGGCTCATTGCTCTGCCTGCCGACACTGCCGCGAGTCGCTCATGAGGCTGGTGACCTCGATCTGATCCACCTGGGCATCCACCGTCACAACGGGAATCTCTCGAGGTAGCACGGTGATCACCGCATGCCACACCGGATTGTCCACCGAAACCTTGAGCTCAATGCTCAACACGCCCTCCAGCTCACTTCCATCACTGAGCAGGACCTTGGTCCCCCTCGCGAGGTGCGGGCTGTTCGGATTGGTGTTTGGTGCTGGAACGATGGTCGCCACCGCCAACGATTTGCTTTGATCGTTCATATGCCACCTTCATCCACTTGTTGATCCATTCGCGCCGGGCGGCGCATCCACTACAGGCCATTGCTCACCTCCTGTACCAGGTCAGCTGGTAGCACCGCGCATCGGCGGGTATCTCGGCGATGGGCCAGCGCAAGCAGCCCATGTACTTTCGCTCTGGCCGGGTGCGGCTCACACGCAGCGTCTGCACCAAATAGGCAGATCCGGCAGCAGTGGTTATGAAATCACTGACTGCAATGCCGTCGGCACCGTCGACATACAGCCTGCATGGTGTATAGGGTTGCTTGCCCATGTTCGATAAGCTCTCTCGCGCAATGAAATCGGCGCATCCGCGGGGTCGTCGGAACGACATTCCGCCCGGATGGTCGTAGCGGAAAGATCTGGAGAAACCGTGATGAAAGAAATCGAAGAGCTTATAGACAGGTGCGTTTTGTTAACCGAGAAGCTTGAAGGCCTACTGGAGGAGCATCCCGTGGCGTCCGGATCAGTTGTTTATCAAACTGCCGTTCGTGTCCTCACCATGCAGGTTAATCAGCTTCAGCAAGATGTAATTACCAAGGCAGCGCGCGGAGTCATCCACGAAAGGGATCAGCTTCAACCGGTCTTCGGTCGAGTGCTTCACTAATCTGGCGGAACGCATGATCAGCGTGCTCGCGCCACGAAACGGCGCATGTCTGATTTGTGGCGCGGCTACTGCGATACCCGGTTCAGCGCCTCATCAGCCTTGTCGGCTGCCTGGGTCGCGGTAGTGGCTGCCTTCGACGCCTTGGTCGCGGCGCTCTCGGCCTTTCTGGTCAGCTCGTCCAGACGCTTGTCACGTTCAGCCATTGCGGCGTCGTAGGCCTTCCGGATCTCGTCGACCTGGTGCGACTGAGTGCTGGCCATCGACCAATAAGCAGACTGCCAACCCAGAACTGCACCGCCTGCAATGAGCACCACAGCGATGACCCACACCTCTGCCCGTCGCCACCAGCGTCGAGCGATGAATTCCAAAGCGCATTTGTCCATCAGGCTGTACCTCCAAGCTGTGCACGCAGCCGGGAGATCTCTGCGCTCTGCGTGGTCACCTTCTCAGTGAGCTGGCCCACCTGACACGTGAGCGCTTCAATCTTTCCTTCCATCCGTCCAACTGCTGCTGCCAACTCGTTGCGCTCCTTGGCGAACTGATCGGCGCGGGCCTCGGCCAGCTTTCGGGCCTCTCGCTCGGAATCGAGCAGTTCATTAAGCCGGCGGACAGTGCCGATATCGGCATTGTCCATAGCGCGATCAGCAGCGTCCTTGGACAGGAAGCGGCGCACCCATAGCAATGCGCCCGTGACAACGATGCCACTACCGCCCAGCCAGGTGGCTGTGCCTGGGCCCAGGTCGGTCGGGTCCATTTGCTTGCTCCGTACGTGAGAATTGTGCTCCGGCGTTAAACCGGCCGGATGCTTGCCCCCGGAATCCCTAGGGGTTAAAAGGAATTTTGGCCGATCTGGCTTCGCTAGAAGGAACTAGTAAATGCCCGTCAGTAACATCTATGTGGTCGCTTATCACCTCCATGGAGAAGCTCGCGAATTCATCGTCCGCGCCGAGAGGATGGATAACGCTGAGGCCTGGCACTGGGCTGCCTGCGAAGCCGGCGTTGGAGTCATCCCTAAGTTCACTGCTTCGGATATCAGAAAAGTCTCTCGGCCTGCTGCTGAGCGCTTCGGCATAACTGACGTCCAATGGCGGAGGTCCGGCAACCTATGAAATACCGCATCGACTACAACCTCAAAGGCCATACCAGATTCTGGATATGCGATTGGTCTAGCACGCCGAACGAAGACAATGTGCTGACCGCTCTCCTCCGTCTGCATGCCCCCGCTGACCCCTTGTCTGAGGCGCGCGCGCCGTGCCGCTTATCAAATGATGATCTCCGCATTGCGGTCGCAGATTTGGGTATCTCGGATGTACGCATTGAGGGGGATGATTAGCTATGCCGGGGCACCCAGGCCGACGCTGGCCAGTACGCCGGTCACTGCGAGGGCGCCGGTACTTGGCTCGGCCATAGGTGGTGCTCCAGAAACAAAATGACCGTCGAACTGGCGAGCCCTTGGATACGTGAAAAGATGGCCCCGTGCTATCGTCGAGTTTCCACACAAGACGTTTCACGGAGCGAAAAACGATGAAGGTAACCCTCAAGTGCGCCAAGTGCGGCAGTGACAAGTTCGAGGTTCCGGCTAGGCCGAACAACAACTCGAAGGTCACCTGCGGCAAGTGCGGCGCTGTCGAGACTTACGGAAAGCTCATGAAGGCTGTGGGTGACAAGGTCACGAAAGACCTGGAGCGGCAGCTCGGGAAACTGTTCAAGTGACTTGAGCGTTTCGCCCAGAGGGCGCAGGAAGTCAGCGGCGCCCTCAACCTCAACGTCGAGCTGTAGCTTTTCCATACAGCCTCCAGATACGAAAAAGCCCCGGCAGATACCGAGGCTTGGAATGGGTGCGGAGGGCCGGTGCATACCCGGCTTGGTGGCCTGGATCGCTGGGTCACATACCCCAGACTCTCATCGCGTAGCCGATCAGGGAGCGCACGGCTTTGATCGACGCCACTACCGACTTAGCCCAGCTGCCTGAGCGTGTCATCCGCATAAAAAAGCCCGCACAGGGCGGGCAAAGAGGGATCGTGCTTTTTTAAATCTGGTGGCTGTAGAACAGCGAGTACGACTCGATACCGTCGTTGGGCTGCTTAATGCCAGCGTTGGAGTAGTGAATCGCTCGGATGCCAACCTTCTGCGTCTCGCCGATCTTCAAGCCCGCACCGATGCGGTCTTCGAAGTTGAAGGCCGAACCAAAGTCCTGGTCACCTGCGGACGTACCAGAGAAGACCGCCAGGCCGATGCCAGCCTCAACGAATGGCTTCACGTTACCGCTGCCGAACTCGTAAACGAAAACTGGCGCAAAGGACAGCGAGTGAGCCCCACCTGAAGCATCGCCTGCTTCCCAGTAGGTGTAGCCAGCATCCCAATAACCGGTGAGACGGCCAGTACTGGATTCAAACCAGCTTTTGCCCCAGTTAAAGCCAATGCCGACGCGCGCTGTAAGACCACCTTGGCCTGTCGCGCCAAGCGCTCCGGATAGCTCAGCCGCTCCGGCGGACGCAGCGAAAAGGGAAAGCGCCACAACGGCGAGAACGTTTTTCATACTCACGGTCTTCCATGTTATTGAGTAGCAACCTATCAGAATCATAGCGCTATCAAATCGTTCCCTCATACAAGAAAAATGCTTTCTCTGGAGGGCTACCTGAATCGAAGCCCCTCAAAAACACAAAACCCCGACACGATGGCCGGGGTTTGTCTGTGTCGCGTAACGTTGCAAGCTGGACACGCTGCTATGAAAACAGGTGTTTATCCGCCCGCATAGAACTTTTTACGCAGCCTCTCGAATTTCTTCAAGGGCGCAGTCGATCCAGGCCACGCCAGCCTTGATGATTTCCCGGGCCTTTCGCTCAGACATGCCCGCCTCCCGGCCAACCCTCATTGCAGGGTGTTTGTAGCCGTAGTAAGCCCACACGAAGTCACCCATCTGCTGATTACGCTTCACCAGCCTGGCCACGGCGCGGTCCACCACCAAGGCCAGATCGTCTGTGATCACATGCTGTCGTGCGCCGCCAACGGATGGGACGTTATCCCGCATGAGCGCGTAGAGCGGAGACACATAGCGCGGCACGCCCATCTCACACATACGCCAGAACCCCCACTGCTCGAGCATGTACTCGGTATCGCCCAGCGCCTTGTCCACGTAGGTTCGTTTCTTCATGCAGCCCTCCGGGGCGTTGGGTCGGTGTCCAGGCCGAACAGCTCGCGCAGCAGCTTGTCAGCGTGTTTGTTCTTGGCGTTGCCTTCGGTGATCCAGCCCTTGGCGAATTGCTCGAAGCCCACATTGGCGCGCGCGGCGTGCCAGTCAGCCACGATGTCCATCAGGGCCGCTGAGGCGATGCGGCCATTGTTCTGCTCCAGCAGCATACGGTTGCCCACCTTGAGGAACTTGCACTCCACGGCGGTCAGGCTTTTGCGCGGCAATGCCACAGTTACGTTGCTCATCGAGAACCCCCTTGGGCCGCACGGGCCTCGGCAATTCGCACATACCCCAGAAACTGGTCAGCCGCCATCGACTCTTTGATCACGTCAAGGATCATCCGGTCCAGGCCCTGCTGGGATTGCTGCTTGGCCTCCTTACGTAACTGTCCACAGCGGTACAGGGCGCGGGTACGGTCATGGTTGATGTGCTTGAGCGCTGCCTTCGCCCGGTTGTACCAGGCTCGGTCGTATGGCGTGCCCTGGATGGCACGCTCGACGGCCTGCGCCAGCGACAGCTCCAGGCAGATAGCGTCAGCCACCAGCTGCTCATGCAGGGTCTCGCAGGCCTCCAGGGTGTCGGGCAGCTCGCGGGGCCCAACTAGGCGCGGGTGCGGTTCTGCAAGCTTAGGGGTATTGCCAGTGGCAACTGGCTGTTCCGCGCCGGCACGCCTCGTCACGCTCACCGACACGACCGGGGTTGCAGATTTGCCAGCGCCAGCGCGTGGCCAGAAATTAGAAAGATTCATGCTTAGCTCCTTTGGTGCGGTGGCGGCCGGCAAATGTCCTGCCCATTTCGACTTCTTCGTTGCTCGGCTGATACCCGACCAGCTCGGCAAACCTGTGATAGGCGCCCTGATGCTGCACTCGGCAGAATCCGGTCTCGCCGTGGCGGTTTTTGTCCACGATCAGCTCGGTGACGCCCGATTGCCCCTCTTCGGACTCGCTGTCTCGGTGGACCAGCACCACCACGTCGGCGTCGGCTTCGATCTGGCCAGAGTCGCGAAGGTCGCTCTTCGTGGGGCGCTTGTTGGCGCGGTTGCTTGGGCCGCGGTTCAACTGCGCCAGCACCATCACCGGGACGCCAAGCTCCTTCGCCAAGCGCTTGATCGACTTGCTGATGTCGGTCACCTGCTCGTATCTGCTGGCCGACTTGCTCTCGCCATTGACCAGGCCGATGTAGTCCAGCGTGACGGAGCCCAGGCCGTGCTCGCGCTTGACGGTCCGGCAGATCTGCCTGATATCCCGCATCGTCAACGAGGCGTCATCGCAGAAGATCAGCGGTGCACCATCGAGCTTGCTCACAGCCGCCGTCAGGCCTGGCCAATCGTTGTCGGCCATCGAATGACCTTCGGTGATGTGCTTCAGCTGCACGCTACCCACCGAGGCCAGCGACCGGTTTGTCAGCTCCACATCTGTCATCTCAAGGCTGAACACCAGCGACGTGGACTTGGCCACCAGCGCCACTCGCTCAGCGATGCCCAGGCCCAAGGTGGTTTTGCCGCTGCCTGGGGCGCCGGCAATAACCACCATGTGCCCGGCGCAGATGCCGGGAATGAACTTGTCGAGCGATGGCAGGCCGGTGTCGAAGCCCAGCACCACCTCACGATTGAACCGGCGATCAATCCCGTCGATTGCCTCGGGCAGGATCTCTCTCACGAAGCGGTACCGCTTGCGGGCATCCAGACCTTCCGCCTCAAGGGCGATCCAGGCCTGCTGCCCCTGCGCCAGCACTTCGTCCAGCGAGTCGCCATCTTTCAGGCGCTCCGACATGATGTGCGCAGCGGCGATCACCCGGCGGGCCACCGACCGCTGCTTCACGATCCGGGCGTACTCCGCGAAGTTTGCCGCGCTCGGCGTGTTGTGAGCGATGTGAGCAGCCACCGCCAGCGTGCCACGGCCGTCTGCCAAGGTCGGCCTGGCATCTGACAGGGTTACCACGTCTATCTGCCGCCCCTTCGCCTTGAGCGCCAGCAGCAGCTCAAACAGCTCAGCACAGTCGGACTGGTAGAAATCACCGACCTCAAGCTTCACGTCGTCAATGAGCGCTGGCTGGTGGATCATGGCGCCGATCAGGGCGTGTTCTGACTCAGGGCTGTGCAACCGTGACACATCCTTTGTGCAAGCCGCGTAATCTTGGCTGATCATGCCGCCCCTCCTACACGCGCTGACGACCAGGTGAAGGGCGCCAGCAGGCCGCCGTTCTCGCGCAGGCGGTCCATGGCTCGCGGCCCGATGTAGGCCGGTAGCTGCTCACGGTCCTGGTTGCTGATCAGGATCGTTGGGCGAACAAGCTGGTAGCGCCGGTCGATCACCTCGTGCAGCAGGCTCGGCATGAAGTCCTTGCCTGGGCGGGGCGTGTGCATGCCGACCTCGTCGATCACCAGCAAGTCGACAGCGGCCAACTCAGCCAGCAGGTCGGACTTCGAAGGCCCTGCGTTGCTACGGAAGCTGTCCGTCACGGCCTGCATGATTGCCTCGGCAGTCACATTCAGGCCTTTGGCGCCGTATTCCCGAACAACGTGCTGCAGGATGGCGCAGGCCAGGTGAGTTTTCCCGTTCCCGACCTCGCCCAGTAGCATCAGTGCGCGGCCAGCCCGGTAGTGGCCTTCGAACTCCTCGGCGTAGCGCCGGCAAATAGACTGGGCGCGGACCTTGGCCGATTCAGCGTTGGTGATGAAGCTGTCGAACGTGCAGCCCCGGAAGCGCGGCGTGATGCCGGTGGCGAAAAGGTCACGGTTGAGCTCTTCGGCTTCCTTCTCAGCGTACGCAGCGTCACGCACGCTGCCCTCGCACTGGAGGTTCAGAGCCTCCCAGCGGCAGCGCGGGCACTCAGTCGCCTTCCACCCTCCACCAAACTGCTCGACCTGCTTCGTTTCGTACTGGCCATGACCAGGTGCTTCACATTTGGCAATGCCGGTGGCGCGCTCGCCTGGGGCTGGACTGAATTTAGATGAGGTCATCAGGGTACATCTCCTGGTGATGGGAGGGCACTTGCAGTACTGCGCTACGCGATCCGGTAGCTGGAGCGCTCCAAGCGTCCTGTTTGAGTCGATTCACAAGCCATTCCGTCTTGAACCCCTGCCAGCCAGCCGTCATTGCTTCAGCCAGTGCCTTGTCGGAGCTGATGCCAGCTTGGCGGCACGACTCCAGCTCCTTCAGCACGGTGTTCCAGATCGTCGTATTGAGCGGGCCTTTCTTCTTCCGGAACTGGAAGTAGTCACGGGCGGTCTGTTCGGTCAGATCAGGCGGTGCCAACTCAAGCATTTGCTCGACCGTGAAACCGTCATTTCCCCTCTTACGGTTCCTTGATGGTTCACCTTTGGGTTCTATTACGGTTCTGGGGGCATCTGGTGCCGGGGTGTCCGGCATCTGGTGCCGGGGTGGGGGGCACGTGCTGCCGGGGTCCCCGGCATCTGGTGCAGGGGGGCATTTAATGCCGGGGGCATAAGATGCCGGGGTTACGACGTAGTAGGTCGACCGCCCTGCGCGCTCTTTTGCCACCAGCAAGCCGACACTTTCCAGCCACCGGATCGCGTTGCGCACAGCCCGCTCCTTCAGGCATGTGCGCTCGCAGATCCTGGCAATGGACGGCCAGCAGACGCCATCGTCATTGGCGTTATCCGCAAGCGAGATCAGGACCGACTTTTGAGCGGCGCTCATTTCGAGCGGCCAGCAGGCGGTCATTAGGATGGTGCTCACAGGTCAAGCTCCTCCGTAACTCGGCGCACAAAGGCGTCGTAGCTCTCGGTCATCTCGAAGCCCTTGTCTTCCATGGCCTGCCGACCAGCCTTGGCCAGCTCGTAGATAGTCCAGCGCTCGCGCTCGGGCAAGCCCTTGAACTGGGTGTAGGTTGGCCAAGGTCCATTGATGATCTTTGCTCCTGCGCGCTGCGGGAGCTCCTGGGCTGGGTTCGTGGTAATGGTCATTGGAGAGTCTCCGATGAGAGACCCGTAATACCGCTCACCACCTGCGCCATATCCGTCAGCGTGCCACCGGAGAGTCGGCGGACCAGGATGCCAAGGGCGGTGGTGGCGTTGATTGCCTCCACGGCCACGGTCGCCTTGATTTGCGCGTTGTCAGCGGACAGGGTTGCGTTGGTGCCAAGCCTGACCTTATCGCTGGCGTTGTACGCGGCGCAGGCCAGCTCCAGGTTGCCAAGGTGGGAGTAGCCATCTGGAGGGGTTGGGCTGATGAACGCGCCCGCGATCGGGATCAGCTGGTCCGGGTAAGGGGCGCCCTCCAGCAAGTGCCGGCCCATGGCCTCCCAGTGGTCTTGAGCCACGACAGCTGCGTCATGACCTGTCTTGCGCGCGAACAGCACCTTGAGCGCGTAGAAGGCCCGGATTAGGTCGATGTGAGTGTCGTCCTCCTTCTCGATTGAGTACTCGGGCTCGTTGATCACGTCGAGCGTGTCCTTGATGACCTCGAAGCACTTCAGCAGCAGGGCCGCGTCGGTGTACTTCCGGAAGGCTTCTTCGCTGATCACCTCAACATCCGCAGGCGCAGGGAAATTCAGAACGTTGCTCATCATTGGGCCTTCTGGACCAGGCGGAACCGGCCCTCAAAATATGGGTGGGTCGCCTGGGTGGCGGTTACCATCGTGGATTCGGACACGAAGCGGTGGAAGGCGGCGGTGACGTGGCTTTTCGACCAGACCAGGTACTGCGAGCCGAGGGCTTCTTCGTGGCCATTGCGGACCATGCCGGCCGGGTTTGGCTGGTTGGGCCAGACCTTCAGCACATAGTCCACGACGGCGCCCGACAGGCCGTGACGCTTGAGCATGGTTTCCTTGATGCGGGTCAGCGACTGGCAGTTTTGCGGGCAGTGATCCCACACCGTGGTCTGGCTGAGGTCGTCCACTCGCCTCTCGATTCGCTCCAGGGCGATCTGCTGCTCGCGCTGCTGGCGTTCGACGGCCACCAGGTGATTGGCGTTGGCGGCGGTGATCTCGGCCTGGGTCATGGGGCGGGCTTGCTGGCCCTCCAGTTCGTTCAGACGGGCAAGCACACGGCGGCGAACGCCCTTCGACTCGCGCATGGCGACCAGCTTGCACTGATCGGCGGTGAGGCGAAGCCCTTCGGACTGGGTATTGTTCAAATTTTGCACTACGAAAGTTTCGTAGTGCTCGCCATCAAGCTCGTCCTTGCAGCGAGCAACGAAGTCGTTATGACGAACAGAGCCCTCGCCGAAGCCGGCCCGGGCCTCGTTGACCAGCGCCAGCAGCTCAGTGCTATCCATAGTGGTGAAGGCGGTAGAGGGCAGATTCATACCGAACCTCCCATAGTCCGCGCATGCTCAACATCCACTGCTGCCTCATCGACAGCAGTCCGCAGCGAGGACAGAGGAATACCGCTCGCGTATGCCTCCCGCGCAAAATGGAAGAGCATTTGCACCACAACCAGTTCGCAATAGATCGTCTGCGCGCCAGCACGCTTGCTCACCTTCGCCATCAGCTGGTTGAACAGATCTTTGTTGCCGTCAAGGTCCGGCGTGGCTTGGACGGTTTCACTGAGTGTCTGATGGTTCATCGGGCACCCCCTGCGCCACGTTTCGCGGCGGTAGTTTTTTGTGGCGCGACGGGCTGCTGGGCTTCAAGGTTGCGGAGGTTTTCATCCATCTTCCGCGCCCAATCCTCGGCATTGGTCGCCCACTCCTCGGCTTGTATGGCCCCGATACCGGCCAAGCGACCTGCAGTGTCAGGCTCAGGCAGCAATTTGCTCACAGCCAGGAACATGGTCTTGAAGTCGTTGAGCTTTTCCCGCAGCACCATCAGGTCGTCGTAGGCTTCATCAGCAATGTTTTGAAGGGTCTTCATTGGGCACCCCCTGCGGCATTCATCAGCTGAAGCAGCTGGTCCTGCGCCTGGTCGGCCAGCATGTACATCGCTTCATGGATGGTGGATTCGCTGAGATGATCGAGTTGAGGAGCGAACCCGGCCTGCGCATCCCCCTTGAGGCTGTCGTTCTCCATCAGGATGGAGGCGAACCCCTCGATAACACGCAGACGGGCCATGACCTTCTCGCCAAGGTCGCTGGTTGTCGTGCTCATTGAGTCACCTCCGCGCCACAAACTGGAGGGGTTTGGTTTTGTGGCGCGTGGCCTTCCATATCCCTCACAGGGATCTCGATCGCTTCGAGCAGGGCTTCGCACTGGACGGTCAGGACGCGGATCGCGTAGAGCTCGCAGCTGCCTTCAGCACCATCCCCGATGAGATTGCCAAGCAGGCAGTTAACGCTCGAAAGCATCGCGCCTGCGGCAGTAATGGCGGTATTGCAGGACGCGCCAAACTTGATCTCGTACTCAATACCGGAAGAGGTGAAGCGAGTATCTTGGGTAACAAGAGAGGTCATTGGGCACCGCCTTCGCCAAGCTCAAGCTCGGCTTCATGGTGTGCGTACAAGTCGTAGCAAATGAACTCAAGCGCCAGCATAAGCCCGTGTTGATCACGATCAGTGAGTGGATTGTCATCACCAAATTCATGGCTCTCCCGCAAGACTCGGGCAACACTGTATGCGGCCAGCGAGCCACGGTGTAGCCGATGTAGGCGGAACAAGTCCGGGGCTTGCGCGCTTGGTGGTGCGGTGGTATTTTCCTGTTGCATCGTTTTGTCCTTCTGCAGACAAAGTGGTACCAAAGCCACCCGTTGGCGCGGGTAGCAACTAAGAAGCTCAGCTCAGGCTGGGCTTTTTTGTGGGCGGTCGAAAGGCTCAGCCGCTCAGCAAAAACAGGGATGGGGAAGACTTCATGTAGGGGTCTGCATAGCACTGGATGAAAAAACAGGTACTTTAGGACCTGATTCGATAGTTCCTGCGGAGCTATTCTGTGGGCATGCAGACGAACTGCCTCGACGCTGTCCAGGGAATGGCTTTTCCTCCACCGCTGAAATTTCCCCGGACGCGGTTACAACTACAAAAATCGAACGGCCTTCTCGGATGGCCTTGCTCAAGGCTCCTTGGGTCATACCAAGCTTGGTAGCCGTCCAGGCATGCCGCTTGGCTGCGTATTCAGCAAGAGGGGTGCGCTGCACAGGGTTACTCCGTAGCTCTGACTTTCACAAATAGTGCTTGCGGGATTTTTTAAAGTCAATGCTGGCGGCATTGGAATTTCAGTGCCGCCAGCCATATGGTGAGCTGATGAAAAAGAAAGAACTCTCCCCGGAAGCACTAGCCGAATGCGCAGCCCTCAAGAAAATTTTCATGGAGAAGCGCAAGGAGCTGGGGCTAACTCAAGAAAAGGCCGCCCAGATCCTCGGCATGAATCAGGGGTCGTTGAGTCATTACTTGAACGGCAGGAACGCCCTAAATCTCCATTTCTCGCTCGCGATCGCTTCGCTCTTGGAGGTTCCCGTGAGCTCTTTCTCCAAAAAATATGGAGAAATGCTGAGCGGCCCAGGGGTTGAGCAGATGGCGCTGGATGCATTCAAGGGTTATCGATCAAGCCCGGCTGGAGAAAAAGCTTTCCAGTACGCGGTGGATACAAACGTTGAAGAGGCGAATGCCCCTTATCGACAGGCAAGGAGCTACCCATTGATAAGCTGGGTTTCTGCAGGAGAGCGCTCAGAGTCTCCAAACTACCTTGCACCAGGGGATGGCTCGGATTTCCTGGTGAGCACTGAGAACGCAGGTGAGCATGGTTTTTGGCTAACTGTAAAAGGGCCGTCAATGACAGGACCTGGTGCAACCAGCTTTCCCGAGGGAACTCGAATCCTCGTCAGGCCTGAAGGATTCGATCTCATTAGCGGAAAATACTACGTTGCACGACATACAGACGGCGAAATGACGTTCAAGCAATATGTCTCCGACGCGGGGGCACGCTATCTCGCCCCGCTTAATCCAGCCTTTAGAACTGTCGAAATGGACAGCGATTGGGAGATCATCGGGCGCGTCGTTGATGCAAAAATCCCAGGGCTGTAAAAAATAATCCCGCAAGGATTGACATAAATAAATCCCGCAAGCACTATTGCTCCATCTTCAACGAAGCATGGAGCATCACCTCATGGAATTTGTCACTTGTGGATCATGGCGCGGCATTCTCGGTCAAGGCTTGGCTGAACGAGAGCTGTCTTGCTTGGTGGCCGTAGCTGCCGGCCACACTGACAAAGAGATCGCGCAGCGCGACGGTCTTTCTCCTCGCTCCATCAAAGGCCGCATTGAGGCAGCCATGCACAAGCTTGGCGTTTACAAGCGTCCAGCCCTTGTAGCTGAAGCCATGCGCCGCGGACTTATCTCTCCAATGATTCTCGCTCTGTGCGCCATCCTGGTCGGACATTCGATTGTTGGCATTGATGAATTCACCCGCGTCCGCCGTTCCGGCGAGCGCAAGGTTGCCGAGACCCGTATTCAACGGCGCGCTGAGTGCGCGTTGGCGGTGGCGTGACACTACCCGCCTGACCTGATCCAACCCTGACTTTTGCGAAAGCCAACAAACGCGGCAGGCCACCGGCTTGCCTGATGAAAGCTCCACCAACCCAAGAGGAAAGACCCATGTTCGGCATTGGAAAGAAACTGTTCGGCGCCAAGCGCGCAGTCAAGAAGCTGGAAAACCGTGACCTGATGCAAGCCATCGTCGGTGGCTGCCTGCTGGTGGCTGCGGCTGACGGCGAGATCAGCAAGAACGAGGCGGCTCAGATCGACATTCAGATCCGGGCAAACAAGAACCTGGAGCACTTCGGCCAAGAGATCACTGCCACCGTGAACCTCTTTACCGAGCAACTGCAGGCCGGTTTCCGCCTGGGGCGCATGAACATCATGCGCGAGATCGCGGACATCAAGAACAACCCTCTCGATGCCGAGGAGGTATTCGTGAACATGATCACCGTTGCCGAGGGCGACGGAAACATCAGCCCCGAGGAACTGAAGGTCCTGGCCGAGGTGGGTGTGCAGCTGGGCTTGCGCCCCAAAGACTTCGGTATTGAGGCTTGAAGCGCAAGCACATAGGCCTGGGCGCGGTTGTAGGGCTTGCCTTGTGCGCGCTCGCAATCGCCGCTGTCGTGAACTGGGGGTCGTGCCAATGGTACGGCTACCAGACCGAGCGGCACACCAAGTTCGCGCCATACGTCGGCTGCATGGTGAAAACCACCGGCGGCTGGGTACCACGCAACGAACTGCGCACAACGCAGTGAATGGAGGGGCGGCAATCGTCGCCCTCCCCCCACAAGGAGTTCTGATTATGTTGATCCTCACCCGCCGCGTAGGCGAAACCATCCGCATCAACAACGACATCGCTGTCACCATTCTCGGCGTAAAGGGTATGCAAACCCGAGTCGGGGTCGAGGCCCCGGCCGACGTGTCCGTGCATCGCCAGGAGATCTTCGAGCGCATTCGTGCTCAGGGCGACCACCTTCCTTCCACCGCGCCAAATTCCGAGGCCGTGGCGGCGCCAGTCGATCCTCGTGACCTGTTCATTGCGGCCAATCCGACCAGCGCCAGCGAGGCCGAGTTAGAGAAAGGGCCGGTGAGTGGCTTTGTCGACGACCGTACCCACGGCGACTACTTGATTTTCTTGGCGGGCCTCCAGGCCGCGAGCGGAGGTGAACATGTCGACGCCTGAGCGGATCACCCTAGTGCTGCGCGCCAGCGAAGCGTCGCCACTCACGAGCATCCTGCCTTTCACCAAGCTGGGGGATCTGGTCTCAGCTGGCCGAGGGCTGGCAGTAATCGCCGGCGCAAGCGAGGGTGATCTGCAGGCCAAGCTGGAAGAGCGTGAGACCCAGTTACAGGAAGCCGACAAACTGCTGCGAGAGGCGATCGCCTACATCAACGACGACCTGGTCAACATCGAGTATCGCGACATGCTCCTCGCCCGGATCGACAGGCTACTTGATCGTGACCAGGCGCAGCAGGCGGAAAAGCCTCGGGAGCTGGAGCCATGAACCAGGCCGGCCTGCTTTTGCTGCTGTGGGATGCCCTGCAGCAGCGCGAAACAACCTTCGGGCAGGTCCTTGACCTGTCCGCTGCCTGCGGCCTGGACGGGCGACGAGTTCTGGCCGACCACTTCCGGGGGCACTCATGAACAAACGGGATATCAGCCAGGCAGCGAAGGAAATACTCGAATCGATGGGGCTCAAGCGGGGCCGTGGGCGGGCCAACTCGCTCGTATCAAGGTCGGCTGCAAAGGTCTCGACGGCTCATGTTGTAGAGCCCACCCGCAAGCTCTCCTGCGCGGCGCTGCCTCCGGCCGGCCCCATCAACCGCTTCATGTACTTGGAAGCAAGGAACTGGGCGATTGACTTGGTCGCCTCACTTCGTGGCTCACCGGTCGACGTGGTGGTTGAGCGATTGGCCGGCGCTACCGAAGGCCGGCCAGGCAGCTATGTGGCCGGCATCCAATCGGTTATCGAAGAGCTGCAGGCCGGAGCAGGCCATGACTAGGCGAGGGACAGTCAAGCGTTGGACCGAGGCAGAGGATGCGCTTCTTCGCCAGCTCTATCCCAACAAAACCAACAAGGAGCTTTGTCTTCTACTACCAGGACGGACGAAGACAGCCATCACCTTGCGGGCAGCCCTGTTTGGGCTGGTTAAGACCGATGCCCACAGATCGGAAACGCATCGACGAATCCTGCTTGCCAGGCTGGAGGCCAAAGGGGGTCAGATTGGCCAGGATCCAAGACCGGTTGGAGCCACCCATCGCAAGGGCCGGTACACGCTTATCAAGGTAGCGCAGCCCGACGTGTGGAAACCGCTTCATATCCACACCTGGGAGCAAGCCAACGGCCCTGTTCCAGAGGGGATGGTCGTGGCAGCCAAAGACGGCGACGTGCAGAACACGAGCTTGGCCAACCTATGCCTGCGCACGCGTGCTGAGCACCAGTTGCGCAACAACCATCACTACAAAGGCCTGCCGGAGGAGATCGTTGACATTCTCCACCTGCAAAACGAACTGAAAAAAGAGATCAAGAGGAAGACTAGGAATGAAAAATAAGCTCAGCGACCTTCGCGACCACCTGTTCGCCCAGCTCGAAGCGGTGCGAGAGGCCAATGACGACAACTTGGCCAAGGAGGTTCAGCGCGCCCAGTCGGTATCGGATATCAGCCGCGTACTGATTGAAAGCGCAAAGGTTGAGATTGACTACTTCCGCCATATTGGCGGCGAACACTCGGCCAGCTCGTTCATTGAGTCGAAGCCTGCGCTGCCGCCAGCAAAACGAACCTGACGTGACAGGTCACCGTGACAACCAGAACCTGACGCGTCAGGTCGGGAGGAAGGAATGAGCGAAGAAACCGAGGTGCTGACGGTTGAAGGCCTGGCTAAGCTCCTGGGCCGCACCGAAGCATCGATTAGGGAGGGGATTCGCCGTGGCGTGCCATGGTTGCCCAAGAGCTTCAAGATGGGCAACCGGCACTGCTGGCTGAAAGAGGATGTGCGCAAGTTCTTGCGCGAGTTTCGGGATGGGGAGCACCAGAAGTCGAAACCTGGCAGAAAAAGGAAACAGCCTCGACCGCTACACGCGGCGTAATCACGTTCTCAATAACGTTTTTACTGCTTGATAGCTCCACAGGTTGGGCATGGCTCGCTAGGCGGCGGCGGTCGAAGTTTCTTTTTTATGCCATCACTTAAACGGTTGAAGTCAAGCTGCTTATCTTCAATCGCACTCAAAAGAAGAGTCCGTAGCTTGCCGAGAGTATAACGGGTGGTGCCCCCCGACCTGATCTTATCAGCCAACACATCTGCAACCAAAGCCAGTTCTTTGATTGTGAGATTGGCGAGATCTCTATGGGTATGTGCGAATTTGTCACAGGCCGTAGTACCTGGTGTCTCGACGATTGTTATTTCCAATCCCTGAAAGATAGCCTCGGGAATCACCACCACATCCATCTTGTCAAGATTGTCATTAGCAGCCGCAAGCGCAAGGATCGCACTACTAATTTCGTTTTCAGAATCTACTCGCCAGAACGATAAGGTATTACCATTCGTCTTCATGCAATTGGTGATAGCATCTGCGTTAACAGCTCCATTTCCATCAACCTCCCACTTTGAGCGTGAGATCTTACGCACGAAATACGACATCCTTATCCCCCAATTACATCTTCAATAATTTCATTTTTGTACTCCTCTAGCCAAGCCGGCTGGATCGAAAAGTCCTTAAGCTTCGCAACGAGAACCGGATCTTCCCAGTACTCATACGCCCTTAAGGCGTACTCCTTAACTTCAACAGAACCATGCGAAAGGGCAGCTAACGCAATCAATTCGTTAGCTGGACTAAGAGCTTCCTTGTCCAGATGTGCAACCACAGAAAGCACGCCTACCAGACGATTTACATGAGAGGTGTTAGCGAGAAAAAACTTGCCGATAGAGGTCTGCACCAAAAATGGGTTCGTGGCTAGCCATTGCTCAACATAATATTCTGTAGAAGATTTTACCCCAGGCTCGAATCGATCTGAATCGAGTCGCTCCATAAACCCCTTCTCAAATTTAGCCCGCGCCTCTTCGTCCAACACCTGTGGTTTCGCAGAGCCGGTTTGAGGTGACTCGATTATCCTGATGTTCCGAGTAACATTAGGATCATAGAATGACGAATTCGCATGCGTGAAGCTGAAGTTAAACGCAGCCAAGTTAGTCTGAGACGTTATGGAAAAAGGGTCTCCAATTCCGATGGCAGTTGATATATCGGTGACCGAAGGCCTGTTAGCCATAAGCGATCTCCCGAACATTCTTCAGCACTGTATTCTGAAGCTCCAAGCTATTATCAATAAAACCTGCAATAAGCGCCGCATCCATGGTGAATGATGCTTTTTCCATTGGCATGTTTACATCCATGGTCACATGAATCGTAGTAAACTCCTTCTGCCCGCTCTGATCACCCATTTGAACATCGCTCCGAGCGAAATTGGTTATCAGATTTACCGGCGAGGCAATGTGCTCCATTACCACTGGAGAAACCAAACGAACTGACCACTCTTTAGGCGTCAAATTTCCAGTCGGATTGAAGGCTGCGTTTAGCATAAGCCCTTTGACTTTTTCCAAGCTAGCATCATCTAAGGGCTTTAGAAAAGTTTCCGTCACATAACCTGCGCGGCGCACGTTCAGGCTGAAGACTGAAATAATTTTGTCAATTATCTTCTTGCTTTCATCGCTAAAATCTCGCAGCGTCAAACCTGCAGCATTACTGCCGGGAAACGGGTTACAAAAGACATCCATCCGATTGGAAAGAATATTGACTACAATCCCATTACGTATAGACTGAAATCCAAGTCGCGCCTCTACCTTGCTAGTTTGACCATTGAACTCCTGAAGAGGAGTTGGCATAAATCCTAGCGTAAAGAAGTTCTCAATGCACTTTTTGAGCGTCTCTTCATCTGGAGTCACATGAGAAAAATCGCCGAAAAGCGCCACTTGATATTTCAATTTTGTCTCAGCTGACACGACCCGCTCCTTATGTGTGTGGGTAGACGATCTTACGCTAGCTTATCTGCTAAATCATAGGGATTCAGATGAGTGTAGCGTTTTAGCATCGTGAGAGTCTTGTGGCCCGTAATACTCGCGACCTCCATCATCGTGAAGCCGCGCTCGAAGAAACGACTGGTAGCCTCATGGCGCAGGTCGTGAAGGCGTAGACCTTGAATACCAGCGGCCTCGCAGGCCCTGGGAAAATAGTTGCTGATTGTGTTGAGCGCCAGGCTGAAGTACCGGCCTCCACCGATCGGCGTAGGCAGCCCCTCCAGTAGGGCGATCGCCCGGGAGGACAGCGGTACAGCCCGCCGCTCGCCGTTTTTAGTGTCTTCCAGATAAGCTACCTTGCCGCGAATCTGATCGCGGCGCAGCAGCAGCAGCTCAGACCGTCGCATCGCGGTCTCCACCGCCAACTCAATGAATACCGGAAGCTGGGCATTCATCTGGCTGGCCGCCTTATACAGCGCAGTGAGTTCCGCCGGTGTCGGTCGGCGATTTCTCTCCTTGCTGCCCTTTGGCATACGGATCGCGCGGCACGGGTTGGTCAGCCCTTCAATTCCCCATTCTTTGGTGGCCACCGTATAGAGGTGGCTGATCACCGCCAGGTTGAGGCGGACAGTCGCCGTCGACTTGCCTTCCTTGAGTTCAGCATCGCGATACGCAGCCATATCGCTCGAGCGGATCGCGGCGAGGCCCTTGCTGGCAAGCTTGTGCTCTTTCCACTTCTTGATGCGGACCTGTTCCTGCTTGGCACCCTTCTTGGTGGAAGTGACCTCCGACAGGTAGCGGTCCAGGGCCTCGGCGAGCGTGGTGCTCTCGGCCTCGCGCATGTCGACGAAGCGCGCACGCGACATATCACCTTCGATCTCGGCAGCCCATCGCTGGGCTTCTGCCTTAGTGTCAAAGGTGGCGGAAAGGGTTGGATATCCTTTGCGGCGGATCTGGGCGCGCCAGGCGTCACCGCGCTTCTCGTAGTAGGCCATGGCGGAATGATAGCGAACGCTTGGGGGAAATACACGCTCCCCCAT